TCTTGAGTAGCGCCCGGTCTCAACTTGATCTCGTCGTAATACTTCTTTTTCGTTTCCTCCAAAAAGTTTTTGGCTTTAGCAATTTCTTCTTTGTAAGCGAGTTTTTTCTTTCTTATGTCTCGCTCTTCATCGACATCTTCGTCATAATTAAAATTATCTTCCATTAAAAATTTAACTTCTTCATAATCTAAATGTGGACGCGTCTGTCTGTAATATTCTTCTAATAGTTTATTATTATCTACATTAGAGTAATCAGCATTAATCCTAACATAGTCTTCAACTGTGCCACCTGTATCTTCCATGAACTGAACTAACTTCTCTATATTTTCTGGAAGTTGCCTTTGTTCTGCAACAGGTTCAGTAGCTTCTTTAGCTACTGGTTCTTCAGTTTTTTGTTCTTCTTCAGTAATTTCACTTATAGTAATTACTTCTTCTTCTTTTTCTTTACTTTCTCCGGAAGGTTCTTCAACTGTTTCTTGCTTGTTTTCTTGAGGAACTTCTTCGCTAACTTCGGATCCGTCGCGAACAGATACCTCATCTGTCTTTTGCTCTTCAACGGCATCTTCTTCTTCTTTTTTGTTTAAATCTACTTTAAATGTTTCATCTTGTGAAACAAGTTTTCTTGGTCTTCCAGGTTTTTTCTTAACCTTAAAAGAACCTTCTTCTTTTACTTTTTCTGACATAATATAATATAATAGTTAATATAAAAATTATCTAGGCTCAAATTGCTCTAGACCAAATCCACCCATAGTATCATTACCGGCAGATTCAAAGTTTTTAGGTAATAAATCATTTTTTCTTTGATCTATTAACTCAGATTGTTGTGTTGCTTGTATTTTTGTTCGTTCGTCTTTACGATCTTCTTTAAATTTTTCTTCATCTATTTTAGCTCTTCCTTGGGCTTGAGTTAATTGCATGTTGTAATTAAACTCTAATTCCATTAACTGTTGCTTAACTTGAGCTTCTCTTTCCATTTTTTGTATTTCAAAATCAGACTTAGCTTTTTCAAGTTGCATTTTTTGTTCAGTTAAAACTTGTTGTTTCTGTGTTTCAGCTAAAGCAGCAGCTTCAGTAGTTTTTGCATTTGCTTGTGCTTGAGCTTGTATATTAGCTTGTTGTGCTTGTTGATCTCTAGCTGCTTTATCTTTCCTACGCTTTTTTAACATTTGATTAGCTAGCTTTAAGTTATTAACTTCCCTAATATCTATAGCATCTTCTAAGTCTATTTGTCCAGCTTTTAAAGCTATTTGTATATTTTGCTCTAATATTTGTTTTTCTTCTTCATCTGGCTCTAACTCTAAAAATATACCAAAATCATGTATATTTAATTTAGAAAGTTCTTCTAGTGTTCCTACATTATACCTAGATATACTTTGCATTAATGATTGTTTAGTCATTGGAAACATTAAAGCATCAGCTGCTCTTAATGAAATATTTTCACAAGTTTTTAAAGTTAAATATAAACTAGCTTGTAATATATGCCTAGTAGCTGTATTAGAATTAGCAGCAGCTAATTTTTGTAAACCTACTAAAGCAAATTTATCTGGAGTACTACCATCTCTAGCTTCATTTAGTCCGGTTACATCTCTAATCATTTTAAGGTAATACTCATAAGTTTGTATAAGTGATTGTATTTTACCCATACCATTTGAAGTAGAAAGTTCTTGTATAGGTACTTTACCTGGATTAGGTCCACCATCTTGAGTATATGATCTACCTACAAGACTACCAGTTTGGAAATACATATTTAAAGCTTCAGCTGGATTATAATTAGTACCATTACCTAAATCAACTTCTGCAAGCCCGTCAACGTCCATAAATACACCATCTGGAACTACTCTTGACATTACTTGTTGTAACTTTAAATGAGTTAATTGTATCATATCAGCAAACGTAGTAATTCTACTAACTAATGATTCAACTCTACCTTTATAAAGTCTTGGAGCTACTATGTTGTAATTCATATTAACTCTAGTAGTATCAGCATTAGGCCTAGTCATATTAGGGCATAGTGTCCAATTTAACATTTTTTCATGACCTAGTATTTTAGCGCCTCTATATAATGTTTCTATTGATCTATAAGCTTTTTTAAAGTTATCGTTTTCAGGTGCTTCTAAAAATACATCTTGTTTTTCTAAAGTTTTTTCAAGTCCTGAAGCAGTTTCTTTTATTTTAAATACTTGGTTAGTATAAGTTTTATATTCAAAGTATAATACTTGAATAGTTTGATCATCATACCTACCATTAAAGTTTCTAGTATATGTAGAGTTACCAGGATATTTTTGTATTTCTTCTATATCAGCTGGTGTTAAATTAGGAAATTGTTTTTTAAGTTCTGGCAAACTAATTGATTTAACTTCACCTACATAATATAAATCTTCAAAATTAGGATCATCTGTATATGAATAAACTAAATTAGATGGATCTACATAATCTATTTCAATACCATTTGATTTATTAAAATTAGTTTTAACACAAGCGATACCTATTACAGTTAAATCGTAATTTAATCTTTTTCTAATTAAATCATATCTATTATAATCTAACACTTGATTTATTACTTCTTCTTCAGCAACTTCTATAGCATCTTTATAATCCATTTGCATGTGAAGCTGTAAATCTTCTTCACTTTCCATTTCTAAACCTTTGCCTTGTGACTTAGAAACATCTAACCCTGTCATTTGCTGTATTTGGTTGATAAGATCTTTCTGCATCATATCTCTTTGTAGAGCCTCAGCATAAGCAGTTCTTTTCATTATTGACTCAGGATCTTGAGCAAAAGCTTTTATATCATAAGATCTTTGAGACATACCATTTACAACAATATCTACAAATTTAGGTATGACAGGTACAGGTTTCCAGTCTAAGTTTAAGTAGCTTAAGTCACCATTTATAGATAATTCATCCTTATATTTTTGCACAGATTGCTCGCCTCTAGCATATAACCTTAGTCTATGGAAATTATTGTAGTTTGTATTGAATCTATCATAACGGCCTCTATCATTTCTAAACCATTCATCTTCAATAGCCCTAGCAACACGTAAACCATATTCATATGTAGCTTTCTCTGCATCAGGTACTACCTGGCTAGGAAAAGAACTTGTAGTGTTCGCGTTTGGAATTATATTCATTTATTTTATTTTTGAAACATAACCTGTGTTATCATATCTTTTTATGCCTAAATCAACATATTTTTTTAATCTTTTTGCTACTGGTGTGTATTTGTTTTTATTGCAAGCCATTATAGCTAAACCAGAACTAATAGAAGCATCGTGTTTAGTCCTATTATTTATATTAAACTTAGCCCAATCTTCTAATGTTTTTTGATGATACATATCACCATAACCAGTTTCTTTTAATCCTACATAGGTTTCTATATAAGATTCAATAGCAGCAGCATGTGCTTGCTTAATATCTTCACTTGTATTTGGTATACCACCTATTTCTTTTTCTGTTGGTGATAATTTATTCCATATTTTATCAGGTCTATTCATTGAATAAGCTCTATAACCTCTTCGTTTTAAATAATATAAAAATCTAGGTTTATTATTTTCAGCAAGTATTGGCATACCATAAAATACCATAGCCATTAATACATCTTCAAAAAATATTTCAGCCGTCTGTGGCCTTGATATATATTCTAAAAAAAAATGATTAGGTGGCGCATCTTCTATTGAAAACTTAGTTAAACCATGCAATGCTCCATTAGAACCTTTACCATCTACAGTACCTGATATATCGTAACTATCTAATCCAAAAGCGCCAATGTGCTCATTAGCAGGATGTTTAACACCATTTTTAATTAACATTAAGTTTTGTAAATTAACAGGCGGTACCCAACTTATTTTAAACCTACCATTTTTATTAGGAGAAAATATAACTTTAGTATCTTTAACTCCATTTTGCCATTGAAAACTACCAGTTGTTACAGCTGCAGTATTATTTAATTCTGCATTAAAATCTATTTGTTCGTATATTTTAGTTAAGTTAAATAAACTGTCTTTAGTTTCATCTCTAAAAGCGTGTTGTTCAGTTCTTGGAAACTGTCTATAGTATTCATTTAAACTATCAGGATCGCTTTTTAAACCTTCAACTTCATTTTCCCAGTGCTCGATAACTCCTGTTGTAATTTCGTAGCCATCAACTCCTTTGACTGTAGCTTTGCTTCTAATGAATACAGGTAATCCATAAGTATCGATGAATCCTTCGTAGTTCCATTCCATAGGAATGAACAAGCTATAGAGCCCAGAAGATGTTTGTCCGTTTCTATTTCTTTTAGTAACGTCAGAAGCGTAGTATAGTTTTTTGAAGTTGTCTCCACCTTTGTCTAAAGCATTTGATGTTGAGCCCATCATACATTTACCTACAATCCTTGATCCTAGCCTTAATGTAGTTTTTGTAACTCTCCAATTATTTAATATATTATCAGGTCTTTCCCATTTACCACTTTCATCATGAGCTAATAGCTTTAGCTTTTCACCATCATAAGAGTTATCACCTGTGTTTTTCCAGTCAATAGTTGTGTCTAGTCCCTCTAGTTCTAATTCTTTAATATTTTCCTGGAGCTTTCTACGAGTAAGCTTCGAGGCTGGAACTCTATATGCCAATTCAGTTTTCGGCCTGTCCATCCCGTCTTGAATAGGTTTAAAGAAGAACGGGTAGTTAACGGATATTGGGACAACTTTATCTGTGAACATTTTTTTGGCATCGGCACCAGTTTTGGACAATATGCCGTATCTAGAATCGGAAGATATTGTAGCTTGGTTAACAAGTTCCGCGCTTGACATAAAGCTGAATCCAGACCTTCTGTTTTTGAGGTAACACATTCCGTAACATCTACTATCTGCTTTACATGCTTCCCAAAATATAAAAAAGAGTCTGTTTGCTTCTCTAAAGTCAGGTGCTCCAACGTCGATTTTTGACCATTGCAAGTACATGTAATGAGTACCAGTAATATATACAGGACTGCCACAATTGAAGAAATGAAAACCTTCTTCTCTACGCTTAAATTCTTTGTCAATATAGTCATACCACTTTTCTTTAAATTCATTAGGGTATTCTTCCCAATCAAATCTACTTTTTATTTTGTTTAATTCTTTTGGATATTCTTGCTTTTCCCAATACTGTTCCGCTTTCTTTTCACTTCGTTTAAACGGTTCATCTGTTGCTGGTAAAGCAATCCTGAGATTCTGTATTTCAATGATTTGTCCAATTTTACCTGTTTTACTTATTACTATAAAATCATAATCAGAGTTATAACCATACTCCCATTTTTTAAACCTGTTGTTTTTAGCTAGTATCTTTGGATTTACAACATCTTTAATTTCTTTCCAAAGTGTTTGCTGATAACTCATTTACTTCTACCTTCTGCAAAACCTTTAAAAGTTTTTTCAACTTTTTCTTTAGGTTTATTATTTAACATATCTTCTTCGTCTTGTATCCTAGCTAATATTTCAAAAGCATCCATTATGGCTAACTTTTTAGTAGCGGCAGCATTTTTAAGTCTGTCAGCGCTTACATCATCGTCTGAGTCAACAATCTTTTCTTTTGCTACCTTAATAAGTTCTTCAATTGCTTTTTGCCCAGCTTGGATTATTTTCTTTTTCGTTTCCTTGGTATTCATGCGTTAAAGCTATATCATTTGATTTCATACAATAAAGTCGCTCACCTTCTATAATAAACTCAAACTCAGAGTATGGGGTAAACGTAATAAGCGTCCCAGGTGTTATTCCTATGGCTTCTAAAGCATTATTAGTATACTTTACTATACCAACGTTAGGTTGCTCTTTCCTGTTCTCTAATAAGTTTTGGTTTTTAAGTGGTTTTACAAAGCAATAATCTAAATGTGGTTTAAGATTATACATATATATTTGGTCAGGCGATGCAAAATAAAGATCATCTTTAAAATGAGTTGAACTATTACGTTCATTACCTCTTTGATCATACCACCTTCTAAATATATTATGATGAATATATAATTCATCTCCTATATTTATTTTAGTATCATAAGCTGCAGGAGTTGAAACTACTACAGCTTTTTTACTAATAAATCTATGATTTTCAATGCTAGTATTGATAATAAGGTTAGTATCATCAATTCTTCGTATATTGTAATACCTATCATTATAAGGCTTAACAATAAACCTATATAAACTTTGCATTAATACTTTAAATCGTACTCTACAGATATTGACATATTAGAATTAAACTTTTTCCAAGGTAAGACTTCGTCATTTTTAGTTATATAAATATTATATGACTGAT